ATATACTCACTACTTTTTTTAACTATATATTCATGTGAATTTACCTCACCTGTAGTAGGTATATCATAAAATATAGTGTTATATAAGTTAAAAAACTCCGCTGGGGTGATAGTATCCTCAATAGGTGGTGCTGGGATATTAGCTTGAGAAAAAGAAGTATCAATAACATTTGTATACTCTTTTTTATCAAAAACAGTTTTATTTAAAGAAAAATTAACCATTTACAACTTTAAAAATATAATTATTATCAAATACTAATGTTTAACCATCAACTGTAGTTTTAATTAAAATCTTGTAATATCTTTCAGGTTCTAAACCATTCATATATAAAGTGAAATAACTACCTATATCATCAGCGCTTAGCTGAGTATATTGGGTATCAAAATCAATAACATATTCATTAGTGTCTAAATCTTGTATAGCATAATATGATGATACTGGGAGATAATAGTTTTGAGTGTAATAAGAAGATGTTATAAAAGTTCTTGATGGGTATGTCGGTCTACTATTTACTCTAAATTTATTTATACTTTCAGGGTTAAATACTCCTGGGTTTTCATCTATAGCTACAGTAGCGTTTGATGTTGAAAGTACACTATTAGAAGATGATCCTGTGTTCCAAGTGTAATCTCTCCATCTAAATTCTAACTGTGGAGGATAAATAGTGTGAGTATCTCTTGAGAAGAATTTCATCTCAATTTGATAGTTTGGATCATTTACAAATTCAACAGCTTGTTTAGCTATGAAACCATCATTAACTATAATACCATTATGCCATGCTTTAACCATATTAGTGATATTTACATTAATATCACCAGAATCAAAATATCCAAAACTTTGAGTTGAGTAAATAGGTAAAACAGAAGCATTAGATGAGGTAATATACCATGTTCCTCCACCTGGTTCATCACCATATGAAGCTGTCACAAAAGATGAAAAACTACTAGTACTCCAAGCATTACTTCCAGAATATGATCTATAAGTCCAACTTACACCATTTGTATATTCTGGAGTATAGGAGTATTTTCCTGTGCCCATATCCCATGAACCTGAAATAGGGTAAAATTCTAATATGGTGGTTAGGTTTAAGCCTTCTAAATTAGCTACATATCCTCTAAAATTAGCCTGCCAAGTTGAAGAACCAATTTTATTATCAATAATATCATTTATCTCAGAAGTAGAAAATTGAACTAAAAATCTACTAGCTTGAGGGTAAGCGGTTAAGCTATTCACAGTAGTTGAAGCCTCTAAGATCTCATCTAACCCAGTATTTTTACCAGGATATAATGAGTAAATAGAAGCATCTTGGGTTGGAAATATCTTATATACAGCCATTTTTTATTATAAATATAAAAATTACAAAGGTACTACACGTCCTTTAATATCAGTATCAAGATTTTTGATTTCAAAAATCATTGGGTCTAATGAAGGGTATATAACATTATTTATAGTGGCACCCATTATATCATAAGCATAATCAGAATATCCTAATATTGAGCCTACTTTATTAGTGACTATAATATTTTTAACAGTTTGAACTCCATTTATTTTGTCTAAAAGAATATATAAGTCTTTTAACATAATAGGTTCATTTATCTGCCATTTATCTATATTAAAATAATCTTGTAAAGCCTTAATACAATTAATAATTACTTCATTATTATTATACTCAGGTAATACAATTATCTCAAAATCTATCCCAATGTTTATAACAAAAGCATCTTTTATTTTAATTGAATCATTTATGATTCTATACTCAGAAAGATAGGTTGATAAATTTTGTTTTAAAGTTGAGGAAGCTGGAATTAATTTTTTATCTCTATCAAAAGCTAAAATATACATATTTAATACTGAAGGAGTCTCACCTGGGAGTAAATTTTCTAATTTTTCCGGTTCAGTATATATTTTGGCTATTGTTCCATATTGAGGAGGAAGACTTAAAGCTCTAACTAAATAATCATCTTGAGTGACACTTCTTAACTGAGTGGCAAAAGTTGTTAATGATTTAAATCTCATATCATCATTTGTATCCCCACCTCCACCACCTGAGGCAGCTTCAGCATTATTCACTAGCACTGAGTCAAAAACAGTTTGAGATAAAACTGGATCTAGATTTGTATTTTGGAATACAATGTTATTAGTGGAGCTAATATTATTAAGAGAATTTACAGGGACATTAGCTGTTAGTCCACCACCTGTTAAATATCTAACTGTTAAAGTTGTACTAGCTGGGGCTATACCATAAGTGTCTGTGTATAAAAAGTTAGTTGGTGAAAAAGCTGTTGTTAACAATGAACGTCTAGATGGAAGACCTAAACCAACATTATTTGGATTTGGAATTATCTCTTCTTCATTATTTTGAGTATTAGTTCCGGCACCAAATTGTATTTGCAAATTTGATGGTGATGTGAAACGAGTTGTAAATCTACGAGGTACTTTTTTTAATTGTAATAAGTATGGTACTTCTTCTTGGTTCTGGTAAGTGTTAGGGTCATTAGGATTAGTATTCTTAACACTATCAAATATTGTTTCTTGAGCCAAGTATGGTACTTCATACCATTCATTACCATTACTGTCTACAATATCTAATATTTGAATAATATTAGAGTCATTTATTTCTACTGTTTGGAATCGTTCAGCTGTTCCAAAAGCAAAACTAACTGTTTTGATATTAGCAGATATAGCTTTTCTAGTTTTCTTAAGTAGAAAAAATTCAGGAATAGCTCCAAGTACTGAATATATAGTGATTTGAGTTGGGTCTAAAGAACTAGAGAAACTAAAATCTATAGAGTCTTGGATTAAGAAATTAGTTGTGCTAATTAAACTAGAAGCTACAGACGCGTTTTCTTTTATAAAGAGAGCGTAACTATAATCAGGAACATAAACACTACCTGATAATTTAGAAGGAACTTGTTGGTAAATATCAACATCAACTGTGGCTACAGTTGTTACTTTAGGTCTATAACCTAACATATAAGCTAAAGTATATAGATTATTCTGTTGACGAGTGAATTGAATAAAGTTTTCTTGAATTTGATTATCAAGATAAAATGATAAAACATCTCCAACATAAGCAGACATTTCCATAAACATCATACCTGGGGATGATGGGGTAAAGTCATTATAAACTGTTGGGAAGTAAGTTTTAGCGTATTCAACTAATGAATTCCTTAATTCACTAAAGTCTTTATTAATATATTTTATATCTCTATTTTCTGCAGCCATTTATTATATAGTAATTTGGAGAGTTTGAGTCTCACTGTTTAAAACGGAATAATTAATTTCTAAATTTATAGAATTTTGTTCATATATAGGAGTTACAGTTAATGATAAAATTACAATTTGTGGGAAGTTTGATTGTATTTGACTAATAATATATGACTCTAAATTAGAAATATTATTAGGAGTTAACTGTTCAAAAAGTTTAGGCCTTAAATTACAACCAAAGTTAGGTTCCAATACTCTTTCACCATGGTTTGTTAATATAAAATTAATAAGATCATATCTTAATTGATCTATTGTTGATTGGGTTGATGTGAATACTGATGGGCTAGAGAAAGGTAGAAGGATTCCAACCCCAACATTTTGGATTGTAATTAAATTTGGGTTTGTTACTTGTATAGCCATTATTTAGTTGTCATTAATCCCATTATTTGATCTAAACTTACTTCACCACCAGGTAAACTTGAACCTTCACCTATTGTGTTAACGGGTGGAGGAGTATAAGCTGGTTTTGCATGTGATGAGTTAGCGGAAATTGTAGTATCAAATTCACCTCCAATCATACTTCTTAGATTACGTCTAAGATCATGGTTTATAGTAGTTCCATGCTGTTGAGTAAAAACTTGAGGATTTACTGTTTCATTGACTACAGTTTTAGGAGAACGTACTGCTTCAAGAAGGATATCTTTAAGTTCTTCTTGAATAGCTTCACGAACTGCTTCTTTAATTAACTTTTTTAAAATATCTGTTTTCATGATTATAAATATTAAACTATTCAGGTGTTATGTTAGGATTTGAATCTATAATAAATTTTAAATTATCCAATAAGACTTGAGGATCAGAAGCAAAGGATGGATCTGTTTTAAGTACAGCTACTCCTTGTTTATTTAAAGCTTGAGCATATCTTCTAGGATACCCAATCCCATTAGTTTCATCTAATTTAAGTTCAAGTTTAAAGTCTTTATATATATTATCATTTTGAGTTCCATTTATAACTTGACTATTATTAACACCTGTGGATACATTAATAGCTTCATTTAACTCATTATTTATAGTCTCATAAGGTATATCTTGTTCAGTTGAACATTGTTGTAATAATTGGTCTAAAGTTTCTAAAAGTTTTAACACAATGCCTAATATTACACCTAAACCAGCTAAAGCTAAAGTTACAGAACTTAAAGT